TATGGCAGGGCTTACATATCACCTGCAAATCTTTTGCCTCGCAGAACAAGCGTTCCACAAAGCCGGGGAGATCGGAGTAGCTCTTGAGTGAGCCGCACTCCACGACGTGATGCACTTGGGTGTTCTTCTGGATGAACCACCCGCCGCACACGCCGCATTGATATTCGTTTTTCTGTAGTTTGTTTGGTCCCCTGTAGGTACGTTTAGCCGCATTGCGGCATTGGTAGTTTGGCGGATAGCGAGTGAAGGCACGCCGCAGGGCAGAACGGATGAAGCCCCAATAACGAGCACTTGTCCACGTTCCGCCACAATGTGTCTTCTCTGGCTTAGGCATTAGTCAATCCAGTCGAGGACAGCCTCAACGGTGGTGCTAATGGCCCAGATGGCCGCGAATCCAAGTAGGAGTGTCATGGCTTGGCCTCCTTGGCGCGTGCGGCGTCAATGGCGGCGTCGAGATCAAAAGTGATCGACACGCAAAACGACTGAAGAATTTCAGACACCTCCATCGTCTCGCTGTTTTTTATGTAACGGTAGCGTTCTGCGTCGGCCCGCAGCACGGCGTTCTCCTTCTGACCCTCGCAGTCGGTGCCACCGCAGGAACATTCCCATTGGGTTTGATTTTCCAGAGCCGCGAGCCTGTTGCACAGCGCGGTGTTGTCGGCGTCCTGCCTGAGCGTAACCAGCCGATAGCGTTCGGCCTTCTCCCGTAGCGCGGCGTTCTCGCGTTCGAGTTGTTGCATTTTTTGCAACAGCTCCTCCATCTCGGTCAGGTTGGAATTGCTCCAAGATTGTGTGTCTTTGTTCATGCTCTTCCGTTCATTGAGTCTAAGACCAAGCTACCTAGCTCAACAAGGCAGGCATTGATATGTTTGCAGCGGGTGGCCTCTGGCTTCCCATACTGCACAATCTTGCCCGTCCTGTTAAGAATCGGTAGGCGGCGCGTGCTGAAGTCGGTGCAAGAACACTCCCCGTTGCCTTTGTGCTCACTTAGGTCAACGAGGTAGTATTGCTGATGCACCGTCTCCGACAGCACCTCATAGGTTAGTTTGTCTCTAGTTGTTACGATCATCGTCGTAGGGCAGCGTAGTGGTCATCACCGTGTACGCCTCCACGCCGTTCTTCACGCTCTCGGTGAGAGCCTTGTGCCGCTCAAGGGCGGCGAAGAAATCCTTGGGGTTCCCCGTTTCAAGGGAAGCAAGCACGTCGTGCTGGCCTGCTTCAAGGATGCGGATGTAGTTAGCTTCAATACTGTCGAGGTCCATGTTTGTCATCTTGGTAGCATATATCCCCGCTCGTATGCCCATTGGGGATGGTAGTGAATTTTGTTATGTGACTCGCGGCATACAGCGAGCCAATGAGTTGTGTCGTTCAGTCTGCCGTGCCAACGTCCCCGGCGGTGGTGGATGTCTTCCGAGGCTGGGGCGTTGAGCGGTTGGCCTTCGTACTTGAGGCCGTTCTCTTGGAGGTACACCTCGCAATACGGATGAGCTTCAAGGTAGGCTTTACGGAGCTTCGCATATTCTCGTAGCTCCTTGGACCTCTTGCTGCTCACCCGCTTGAGAGGCGTCCGCTTCACCGGATGGCTTCTTCCAAGTCGGCAATCACCTCATCAATTGCGTCAGCCACTTCACCGCTTGGGCGAAACTTAGCAATGATCTGGTGCAGCTCGTCGATAGCGTCTTTAATAACAGCGATCTTCTCAATGTTGCTGATGTCGGCCTCCTTGAGGTCATCGCGCAGAGCATTGTTGTCGCGGTACAGGTTGAGCAGTTCTTGTTGGTTGTCTGTGTTCATGTTGTTCTCTCGATGAATTTGGTGTGCGGGGCGAAAAATGTCAAGCGTGTTTGGTAGAGTGCGCCATCTCTGTTTTTGAGTTGGTAGAGTTCTTGGAGGTATTCGCTGCGGTCGTAGCCCTGTAGCTGACCAGCATCGTCCTTGCTAGGACGGTGCAGGGCAAGCACACGGTGGGCGTCTTCCTCGATGCTTCCGGTGTCGCGGAAGTCGGTGCGCCCCGGCGGGCGGTCCTCACGTTCGTTGCCACGGTTGAGTTGAGCAGCGACAATGAGGGTGCAGCCGAGGGCTTTCTTGAGCGGGATCATAGCCTTGGATAGCTTGGTCATCCGCTCGTAAGCACCGTCTGCATTGACCTTGATGAGGCCGAGATAGTCGATGATTACGAGGTCAGGCTTCCACGTTGCCGCGATGAGTCGGCAGCGGGCTTCGATCTGCTCAAGGCTAAGGTCGCGCTCAAAGACAAGCAGGGGCTTCTCCTTGAGCTTGGCCACCTCATTAACGAGGTCGTCTTGCTTGGACTTAAACTCCTGCCGCAGATGGCGGAGATTAACCCCTGCACGCTGCGCTGCCATCTGAAGGATGACGGCCTTCGCTGATGTCTCCAAGGTGAAGTAGGCTACCCTCAATCCGCGATACAGGTTGTGCTGCGCGAGTTGCGCCATGAAGGACGACTTACCTGTGGAGGTCCGCGCTCCAACGATGACGTATTCATGCATCCCAATCGATCCCGCGCCCTCGTCAAAGCGGCGCAAGCCCGTCACGACAACTTTCTCATCGGCGGTGTTACCCGTAACTTGTCCGGTGATCCACGCCATCGCCTCTTCTACAGTTTCCGGCAGGCTCACCTCCGTGCGTTCCTCTGGCTTGAGGTGCTCGGCTAAGGCTTCAACGGTCTCCTTGATGTCCTTGTAGGGCTTGCCGTCGTCAATCAGGGAGAGGGCGTCGTTAAGGGCTGGGCGAAGCTGGGCGATGATCCCAGCCTCAAGCACACGGCTCAGGGCTTTCTTTCCGTGAGTCTGGGTGGGTGCAGACGCTTCGCAAGCGAGCAGTTCGTCAGCGGGGCAGTCGGTTCCCATCTCCAAGAAGATGGCCTGCATATCCGTGAGTTTGCTGTTCGTGCGCGAATCCAGCAACTGAAGCCAGATCCGCTTGCGGTCGTCGCTAGTGAACGCATCAGCCTTCAGCCCGCTGCCGATGGCATGGTCGATGAGCGTTGGCTCCAGCATACAGGAGCCTAAGAACACTTGTTCGTAGTTCATAGCTGTGCCTCCTTGGCAGCGATGACGATGACAATGCCCAGCCCAATCCAAGCTATAGCCAACAGTCCGTCTACCAAATAAACCCAGATGGGACGGAGCCTGATTGTGAACTCCATGAAACAACTATTAGCGAGCCAGCCGCCGTAGGCTACGCAAAGACACCCAAGCAATAATCCAATCATGGCTAGTCCTCCTCCTTCCCGCGTGCGTCGCGCAAGAATTCCCCCGGGGAGGGATTAGCGAAGCTTGGAAAGCTCATGGTCTGAAGCCCTTGATTGCAGCAAAAATTAGGAGCACGCTGAGAACGACGCAAAGCAACGCGATCAAGCAATCCCGCACCAAGCCCCACAGTGGCGGACGCTTAAAGGCTAGAGCGGTCGCGACGAAACTGCCAATCAGCAGGAACGCGCAGCCAATTACGAGTCCGTTAATCAACACGTTCATGGCTTGCTCTCCAATAAACACGCTCATGGCTGGCCCTCCTTGGCTCGGGCGGCGTCGATTGCGGCGCGAAGTTGTCGGCAGATCGCCAAGTTTTCGGGGCACGGGTGATTGGTTCCCATGGCAACCACGTTGATGTACGCTTTGAGCACTTCTTCGGCTGCGTCGGCCAGACGAGACTTACTCATCCAATCTGCCTCTGCCTCGTCATAAGCGTCGGCGAGTGCACCTTCAATAGAGTTGCGGACACGATTTACGTCTTCTAGCTCTTGCCGCAGCGCGGCGTTCTCGCGTTCTAATTCACGCAATTCAAGCCATAGGTTTTTTACATTTCCGTCCCATTCTTGAGCTAGGGCATCTGTTCGTGGTGTGTCGCTCATAGCTGGCCCTCCTCATTGTAATTCTTGAAGAAGCTCCGAGCAATGCTCCTCATCCTAAACGCAGCAGGGCAATCGTTGTCGTCGAGGTAGGTGTCTGCCACTTGGCCGATGGCTGCACGAAGCTGGGCCACCTCCGTTTCCAACTCATGGATGACTTTCCGATAGTGGCTCGGAAAATCGTGTGTGTAACGTGTCTCGTTTGGTATTTCTGTTTTCATGTTTGGTTGCGCGTGATGACGTATACGCGCCCCACGTTTGGGGTTAACTGACGCGAGGATCGAAATTGCGCCACCGCCAAAGGGCAAGCAATTTCTGGAATACTGAGTAGCTGCGCCCAATCATGGCGTCATCGTAGGTGACGGCATCGACACGCCCCACTTCGGTGGTGGAGATGTAGATGTTAACCCCAATGGAGCCAACATGCTTTGCCAACTCTATGATGTCGCCAGTCCACAGGTCGCTGGCATAGTGGTATGCCGCGATTTGTACGGGATGCGTCTCGATAGGCTCAACGGCAACGTTTGGCTTCGTCCGTTTGGACTTAAAGTCCACGACGGCCAAGTTGTCGCCATACTTGCCCATAAGGTCACACGTCCCAGCGTAGCCCTCAAAGCTGTTGACGACGCGCAACTCATGGTAGAGCGGAGTGATGCCGAGTTGCTCGATTTTGTGGACGGCGGGAAGGACGAACTCCCGGCACGGCACGGCTTTCCCGTCAGGCATTGAGAGCGTAGCCGTACCATCCCATGAGTCGTGGTCGGTATAATACTGCTCCAGCGAAGCATGGATCAGGGTGCCAAGGTCAGCCGCGCCTGCCGCATCCTCCCCTGCGAGTTCGGTGATGCGGCCTCGATAGGCTTGCAACTCCTCGCTAGCGAAGGGTGGATTGTTGTAGCAGGCTTGGATGGTTTGGTACACCTTGTACTCCTCAAGCCCCGGCGCACTCAGCATCTTGGTGTACTCCGTGACGCTGGGAAGAAGCCGCTGCTCACGAATGTCCTTGAGGTTGGTGGGCCTCGTAGGATTCTTCGCGGTCTTCGACTTCGTAGGCTGCTCGTGGACGGCGATTCCGTCTCTGGTGTAGGCGTGCATTAGAACGGAGCCTCGTCAGATGGAACCTCATTCGTCGCAGTCACGGGAGCCAGATGTCCTTCTTGCAACTTCTGTGCAACACGGATAATCATGGAGGCTGTCCGCCACAGGTCATCCGCGCCGATTGGGTCACAACCATCAATAAGGATGTCTACAGCCTTGTTGATAGCCATCCCAACAGTCACTCCCTCAATGCGGGAAGGCCCAGAAATGGCGTTTCCTTGCGTTTTACGGGGTTCTTCAGCCGCAGGGGCAGGCTGGGCTTGGGTAGCCTCGCCTACGGGCTTAAAAACGACTTTATCGCCGAAAGTAAGCTGAATGCCACCGCGATAGTCGTCTCCGCGCTTAATGCCCTGACCCGAAAACTGGACCCTCTGGCCGTTAACATGTTCAAACGTCTTGCTAAAAGACGTGACATCCACCGTAACTCCACCCTCAGAAAGAGTGGCCTTCCAAAAGGTCTTCCCAGATTTGCTGGTAAGAGCCTTTGCTCCTGAGACATTGGCAACGATGTTGCCCTTAATGTATTCGCCCGGTTGGGCTGCTAGTACGTTGTTCATTGTGTGTTATTGCAGTTGACTGACAAATTTATTCCGTAAGGGGATATAGGGGTTGTATAAGTACGATGTATATATCTGTACGCATTATTGAGCTGAATTTTTGACGCAGTATCGCGCATTGGCAACCCAGACGACAACGCCCTTCTTGCCAAGGCTTGCGACGACGCGATCAACAGTACGCTTCTCCAAGTGCAGCTTGGTTGCAATGTACTCATTGCCGCCGGTGAAGCCGCGATTGAAGGAGGCGATGAAAGCGGCGACGAGCCTCTCCGCATGAGAGAGGTCGTCCCGCGCAATCAGGTCGTAGGGAATCCAAAGACCTTTCATGGGTGGAGTTCCCTTAAAGCCTTGAGCAAATGACAGTTCGTCTCTCTAAGACGCTCGATTTCCTTCGCCTGTTCAGACAGGCGATCTGCTGCTTCGGCAATCGCTACATTGGCCGCGCCGTCTTCGGAAACAATGTCGCGTGCCAGAACGCGCAGGGCATCGTGCAAAACCTTGGTTTCGGTGTACGGGATTTTAGTCATGGATATAAACGTTGCTGCCAAAGAATTTGCGGTCGGCGGGAACCTCGGCGGGAAGTCCACGGGACAACCTACTCAGGCACACGCGTATATCGCTGCGGAGTTGATGGTTGCAGTCCCAAGCAAGGCTTGGCCGCAACTGCACCAGCACTTGATCCAGTAGCTCAATCAGTCGTTCTTTGTCTGTTTTCATTGTGTTTCTACTACCTGCCAAGGACGGCTAGGATCGCTGACGCCCCATTGCTCAACGCTCTCCCGGCCATCCAATGAATTGTGGATTATCAGTTGGTTATTGTCGGTTTTCGACGGCGAACACCAGCACTTTGACGTGCAGATGTGGTCGATTTGATCGTTTAATGGAATGACGTGCAACTTCATGGGTGCGGGTCGTCCCGGCGGTAATCGGTGAGATCGTTGATCTCGCGACGCAGGCGACGGATTTCTTCCTCTAAACGGTCGATGCACAGGAAGAGTTCTCCCCGGCAGTCCTCAAGGCCAGTTGTCGCGACTGGCAAACGCGCCCAGCCAATCAACTCATCTACGCACTTTCGCGCCGTATCGGCGTCTTGTTCATATGTATTCATTATCTTTCTAGGTTGCACGGTAACTGCCTAAGCCATCACGCGATGACTACTTGAGCGGAAGCACCGTGCGGGCTTTTTGCTCTCGCCAAAAGCGGCGGCAGTTCTCGTTTCCTGTTCGTTCTGACAAAGTGGGACTTTCCACACTCCATCTGTGGGATCAAGAAAAATCTCGCCCCGCATCATCTCGTTAGCGCAACGATTTAACGTAGCGGTACTTAGGCCAGCACGGTCTGCGTACCACTTCCGGCCGACGTATCCATCTCTTGTAGCGCGGGCTTGAGCGTATTCGTGAACTACGGCACAGGCCGCTTGGGTGATTCTGGGCTGGCCTTCGACCCATTGATTCTTTCGCAACATTCCCTTGCCAAATCCCCTGCTGACACGGGTGCGCGTAAAAATCGGGGCGCGTGTCTTCTTATCGGCTGAAGCCATTAGCTTGGCCTCTTCCTCTTCCGCCTTCCTGACACGCTCCTGCATCTTCTCCCAGAAACGAACCGCTGACGATATTGTGTTATTCATTGTTTATTTAGGTATGCAAACTTCTTGAGCGTCTTAAAATGCGCTAGCCGTTCGGCCAATGGCGGCGGCGGAGAATCCAATCGCCTCCGCGTTAAAAGGGCTAGGAATGCGGCCATGTCTGCCGTGCCTCTTGTCCATTGGTTATACCAAACCACCTTGCCCAAGCGCACCGCTCGCCATGATTCAATCCAGTCTTTCTTTTTCATTGTGTTAATCATCGCCACATTTTTTCTTTTTGTGGCATTAGTTAATTGGTGCAGACCGAAAGCGCAAAACCAAATCCGACACCTTAAAACGTGCGCAAATCGAATCGGCACGGCGAAGGTAGCTTTCGCGAAACTCAAATCGAGAATCGTTTGCCATATTTCTTAACGCAAAAACGGCATAAAGTGCGGCTTTTGCAATTGGCTTCTTGTAAAGCGAATCATGAATTTCTCTTTTCGTTTTCATTGTGTTACTTCATTGCATTAACTACTTTGCGGGAATAAGATAGAGTGGCGCGTTTCTTATGCCCTAATGGCCCCCCATTATGGATTCGCGCCAACGTCGCAACGTCGCCCCGGTCCCACGCATTGCGGGCATATCGGCGCAAATAGGCAGTGACGACGCGCCGGGAATAAGCTAAATCCGCGCAATCGGAATATCGCCCCGGAACTCCGGAGTCCTGCCAGTATGCGCGATGGATTTGCAGAGGGCCAAGGGCTTGAGGCTTTCCGTTTACATAGTCGCCGGGAATCGGTCCAAGCCTGCCCGACGTTTCGACGTGATGCAAAGCCCGCCAAAACGATTCCGGCGGTGCAGCGTTAGCCGTTGCGAGGGATGCGAGGGCGACGAATAGAAGTTTTGCTTTCATTAGGCAACCCGCGCCTCCTGCACTTGTGAAACAATGTCAAAAAATGACGGCTCTTCGGCTTCCGGTCCATTTTCCGATTGGTAACGGTGATATGCGCGGACCCGTTGCCGCATTTCTGCGGTGATTCGCGCCGTTTCAGTCGTGCCGTCAGAATATCTCAGGGTGCAATAATTTCCCGTGAACTGAGCGAAGGCAACGCCCGTCATCATGGACACGGCGAAGGGAGGAACTAAGGCAATCGTTTTCATTGTGTTTTTGTTTTTGGGGTTTGGTAGTCTCATCAGGCGGTCCATGCCAAGGGCCGCGACGGGCAAAGCCCGTTTCGATAGGTTAAAACCCCATAACCAGCACCCCGCCGTCAAATTCGACGACTTGCGTTTGCTCGCGGAGCCAATCCAAGGCTTCCGATTCGTCGCTTTCGCTTTCATGCCCAAACGACTTGGCGGACTCCCCGGCGTCGAAACCATACTCAACGGCGGCCTCAAGAGCGGTCCTGAACTCTTGCCATTCGCAACAAAGGGCAATGACGTCTAATTCGTATTCCTCGCCCGTGTCTTGCTCCATTTCTTCGATGTGAGCGAAAAGAGCGCGAAGCGCAGCGGGGGAAAAGTCATTGCGCCCCATGCGGCGGAAAGCGTCAATGAAGTCGATTTCGGAAACGTTGGTTTTCATTTTGTCTTTGTGTTGTTTGTTTGCGTTAGCAGTCGGAGAGAATAACTTTGGGCGCAATCATCGACCGGGAAAGTCCCTTGTGTTGAACTTCGATTTCGACGATTGAAGCCGTCGCGAGGTGAAAGCCGCAACCGTTCCAACGGGCAATCCAAGTCTCGGCTTGCTCAAGTCCAGCAAAGCCCGTTGCAAGGGCGCGGTTCAACTGGTCAACTGTCATGTCTGAGGTGTTCATTATGTATTTGTTTATTGTTTGCGTTAGTAGTTGGATTCACTCCGATTCTTCGCTGTCTTCTTTGTCCTGTTCAGGGTTCCGTGCAAGCCAAGCGGCATAAGCGGCCTCCTCTGCTGCACGTTTGGCCTGAATTCGTTTCTCGTCGGCTTCAGACCATAGGCCGTACCGATTGCGGATTTCCTGCAACGCATCATTTATTGATACCGGGTTACTCATTGTGTTTTTGTTTATGGTTTGCGTTTGTAAGAACCCCTAAGGATTCAGCGCAACCCCCCACTTTCGCGAAGGGTTGAGTGAATGCTCAGGCGGTCAAATCGCCAACCTTGCCAAGCTTGCCGAGGTGAATCAGCATAGCATCCGGCGCATCCGCGCCCCCAAAGGAACAGCCCCCGTAGCTATCTACCGTAGGATTTGGATCATTCAGCACCAGGGAACCAACCGCTTTGTCGGAACGCTTGGCCCCTGCCTTCAAAAGCTTGGCGGCGGCCTCCGGCAACGATTCGCCAATGGCGAAGTAATTGATGGTCATCAAAACATATCGCGTGCAATCAGGATATTTCATTTGTCTTTATTGTTTATTGTTTGCGTTTGTTTGAATCGCTAAGGATTCAAGCCAACCCTCGCAAGGGCAAGGATTGGGTGAATGCTCAGGCGAAGTCGCCCCGGTAGGCCCGGCGTTCGTCGCCCCTCAGCTCCTGAGCAATGTCGTAAGCGTCCGCAAGGCGGATAATCATTCGCTTATCAGCGGCACTCTTGCCGCGAATGTAAAATGAAGGACGGTAAGACCCTTGAGCGGTCAGCATGGCCTCAAAGGACGGGAAGGCAGTCACTCGCTTGGTGATGGTTTCGATTGCGTTCATGGCGTTCTGTTTGTTTGTTTCGCTTCAGCTTCGTGCCTCAGCTTCCTCCACAATGCAGACTGTCCAGAGGCTGACGAGCAAAAAATCACTTTCCTCAAAAATTCCTCTGGTTTGCAATAGTAAGGCCGCGCCCCCAAAACCACCCCTTCACCGTATACGGAAGAGAGAGAGACAGGGATAGCATTGTTCCACGTGGAACACTCAGCCACTTGCAAGGGCAAGCAATAGACAGGTGCAAGCCTCCGGCAGTCGTCCGGTGCAATAGCCTTGCGGCAATCCCTTCCCTCCCCATAAGCAACAAATCGACAAAGACAACTCGCCTGCATGGCGACTTATTGTCACCTTCCTGTCGTTTGCGTTGCCAGTTGGTTGCGTTTGTCTATCAGCAGCGACAGGTAAGCACTTGCTTTGCTATTGCCAGCCACTTGCCATAGGGGGGGGCGGGGGTCGCTCGGTGTGTGTGTGTTTGAATCTGGATAGATCAAATCGCCTATTTTAAAAATTCTGCAAATGGGGGGGCGTAGGTGGAGTGTGGTTGTAGGTGTGGTTTATTTTTTAAACTTTTCTACAAAAGGGGCTTGTCTAATTTGCAACAATCTGTCTAAAACAAGTGATGGGCAGGAAGTCCAAAGCAATCGTGGAGAGCGTAGGCGAAGCGCAAGCGAGCCTAAACCACCGTTACATTGAGAAGCGTAAGCCTAAAGAGGCAGCGTTAGCCTTGGATATGCTGGCGGCTGGGGAAACCTACTCCAAGGTGATGGAGACTACGGGTATAGGCTTTGTGGCACTCTCTGCTTTGAGGGCGCGGCATGAGCGGGCTTTGGAGGTAAGGCGCAAGGAACTTGCGTTAGACGGCTTTGAGATGGCGGAGCGGATGCGGGCGTTGGTGGCGAAGAAGGCAGAGATGTTGATGGAGGATGATGAGGCTTTGATGAAGACGCCGCTGAAGGATTTGACGCTAAGCTATGGCATTAGTGTGGATAAGGGGTTGCAGGCTCTTGGGGAGCAGAAGGTGGTGGTGGAGCATCGGACGGGGAAGCCGACGTTGGCTGATGCTATGAAGGCTATTGAGGAGGCGCGGGCGGCTTTGCAGAAGGAGGCTATTCCAATTGAAACGACAGTTATGGAGTCATCCATTGTTGAGGGAGTGGGATCCGAGGCTGACGTGGACGAAGACCGTGAGTAAGGATGGCATAGTGAGTTGGTGGTGCGCGGCTACACGGATTAAGGTGGTTTATATCGCCAAGCAATGTCTTTAACGTGGCGTAGTCATCCCGTTCTGAAGCCTCCAACGATGGAGGAGATGGCTCGGATGGAGCCTGCCAAGCTGGTGAAGCTATGGGAGCTTTACCATGAGGCTATTGAGAACGCGGAGAAGGATCCGTATAGGTACGGGTTTGTCCTGCCGAATTGGGATAGGGCCGATGAGCTATTGGCCCAGAGGAATGAAATCCTGATTAGTGGAGGTAATCGTTCTGGTAAAACGACTTATGCTGCGCGGGCCTGTGTAAAGGCGGCTATCGAGAATCCGGGGTCCATCATCTTCTGCTTTAGCCAGAACGCGGATGTGTCTATCCGCCAGCAGCAGAGTGCCATCTACGATGCCCTTCCTGAAGAGATGAAGAGGAAGGTGCTGGGTACGGAGGAGAACGTCTCGTATACGCGAAAGAACGGGTTCTCTAAGGCCAGCCTGATTTTGCCGGGGTCGCTGAGCCAAATCATTTTCAAGACCTATGCGCAGTTCTTGAACAACGATACGATTCTTGAGGGCGCGGAGTTGGGTAGCCGTGATCCGAAGTGGATCAATATTGGGACGTGGTGCGACGAATATCTGATTGGGCCAGAACTTCTGGCTACATTGCGGTTTCGTCTAGCCACCCGTAACGCCAAGATGATTGTGACGTTCACCCCTATTGATGGGTATACGGAAGTTGTCCGTGACTATATCGAGGGTGCGCGGACGTTGGAGAGCCGGGAGGCTGAGCTTCTAGACAACCGCAGGGTTCCGTATACGCAGGAGTCCAAGAACCGGAGTGCGTACATCATTTACTTCCATAGCCGCGATAATCCGTTTGGCGGATATGACCGCATCGCGGAGGATCTAAAGAACCGTCCAGAGGACGAGATTTTATGCCGTGCCTACGGCGTTCCGACGAAGAGCAAGAGTACCCAGTTCCCCAACTTCTCGGTAGAGGTGAACGTCGTACCGCATGAGAAGATCCCCACCAAGGGGGTTACGCGGTATATGATCCTTGACCCCGCTGGTCGAAAGAACTGGTTCATGGCTTGGATTGCCGTTGATGAGAGCGGTACATTCTGGGTCTACCGGGAATGGCCGGATGTCAACGTGGGGGATTGGGCCAAGTGGCATGGCGGGAAGTGGATTGGCGGCGAAGGCTCTAAGGGACTAGGTTACGGCATTCGTGATTATGTGGAGTTAATTGGTAACTTGGAGGAAGGCGAAACGGTGTTTGAGCGGCTGATTGACCCTCGACTGGGTGCCGCGAAGTACCAGACGCAGAACGGGGCTTCGTCCATTATCGAGGACTTGGCGGATGCGGGGCTAGTGTTTGTTCCCGCACCGGGGCTAGACATCGAGGACGGGCTACAGGCGTTGCAGACCAAGATGGCCTACAATCGCAAAGCACCGATGGATAGCGTTAACCGCCCACACTTCTACATCTCTGACCGCTGCCAAAACATCATCACCGCCCTACAGGAGTACACGTCTGAGGGTGGGCCTGATGAGGCGTGGAAAGACCCTGTAGACGTAATCCGGTATGCCGCGATTGATGGCATCCGCTACGTCGATGAGAAAGCGTTTAACACCAACCGTCGCAAATCTGGAGGATACTAATGGAACCTATCAATACCCCCGTCATCGCGCTGGCTGACAAGCTCGGCGTTCCCGTCAACAAGCTGTTGGAAATCAAGAACCTTAAGCTCGTCAAGGGAGAGCACTACACGGGTTACGGCAAGAACACCTACTTTACGCCCAAGGGTGTGGAGGAAGTGGAGATTGCTTTGGAGATTCCGCTGGCCGTTCCAGACAAGCTAAACGGTGTCGTGCTTAGCCCTGCCCGCAACCCCGACTGGGTGATGGTGAAGCTGGAGCACAAGGACGGGAAGATCCCGGTGAAGATTGGCCGTAAGTTCCGTGGTAAACTTATCGGCAAGAGAATCTTAATCGATGCTATCACGGACGCTAGCGGGTCCACTACCTATCGTCATGCAGAACTCCGAG